AAGGTTTGCGTCGAGTCAAAAAGAACTTCAATGGATAGGTTTTAAATACATCAACTTCAGTATTGGATTGAGGCTTTCTAAAGATTAAGCCACCGGTATTTTTTGGCTCAAACCACTCCATGGGCTTGGTGCCAATTTCAGCAATCGAGAACCGATTATTTTCATCAATGAAATAATTAGCTTCCAGTACCGAATAACCATATGGGCAAGCATCCCATGCCCCTGTCACAATCTCGAAGTGCCAACGGGTAAACAGCTCTTTTAGAAATATGGTTTGCTCGCCATAATCCTCGACAAATCGCCATGGTGCATTCAGGACCGCATCTAAACGGGTTTCCATAGCTTGAGAGATTTCATCATCAGCCATCAAAACTGATAGGCGCTGACGCGATACACCAGCTTGCTTTAATACTTCATCAATGTCAGCAGCACGACCCATTGCAAATGAAAGCGTTTCAACCGCAACTTCCGACATTAAGCCTGCTGATTTTGGCTTAGTATCTTTTTGCTTGTTTTTAGATTTTGCCATTTTAAAAACCTTAATAAGTTCGTGAGCCGCCCCCACCTGGTCTAACTCGTGCAGGCCCTTTAATATCGCTAAAGCAGATCATCACGCCATCCGCCCTATTGGGAGATAGCGCACCATCGGGTTGCTTGTTGACTAAAATCTTACCGGCACCATTTTTGGTGTAAGTTGGTTGCGATAGCTCGCGTTTTAATTGTTCAAGTTCTCGCTTATCAACGTCTTGAGTTGAGAGTGAAATCAGACTATCTGGGTCAAACTTCATACCTTGAATCGCACGATATGTATTTTGGAATCGGATGCGTAAAGACCACCACATTTGAGCTTTAAGATTTGCAAAGAAATCAATATTCTTACGCGCCTCAACCATTTCATGCTCTGGATTATGTACAGCACCTGAACCACGGAAAGGATCTGCTTGGATTTCAGTAATGCCTTTAGTTCGGTTTTGCTCATTAATAACCCGAGCATCACCACGTACACCTGCACCAAGGCCATCAGCATCGTAATAAAACATATTGAGTTTATGTTCTAAGCAAAGATCAATCGCTTTTTGAGTGGTCCCAAAAATGTCATCACCAACGCCCGACCATGTTTCTAGGTACTGCAATACGATGCCGTGACGTTCTGCAAATGAGTTCTTATCTTTACCTTCATCTGCCACATCAAGTGCACCCATTCGCTCACCTGAAGGTTGAATACCTAGCTTAAGATGAGAATCGACAGCAGCTTGCACCCATGCAGATGGGATCAATACACCCTCAACCGATGCCGCATAATCGATATCTACTTCTTGCGCCAAAACAATGTCATCGAGTGTTGCGAGTTGCTTTTCATACCATGGATGAATCAATTTCCCATTGAATGTGACAGTCCAGTTTTTATCCGGGTTATCACGCCATGCCATAGTAAATACTGCATAACGACCACTGAAACGATCCTGGTGAAATTTATCACCAATGCCGTTAGGTGTTGATCCTTTGATATGCACGTTGGTGTTTTGAGATATTGCGGCATCTACAGCTTCCTGCCTTTCCACAAATGCCCATTCATCAAGAAAGTACATCGTTGTACGGCCACCACGACCAATGTTATCGCCGGCCTCGCCCGTAACTGTTGCGCCATTATCAGGATTGATAATACGCATGTAGTTATCATGGACCTTCTCGACAAAGCTTTTAGGCTTCATCCAATTAGGCATTTTTGAGAACATGTCACGAAACTTGTGTAGCAGTGTTTTTGGGTCGCCTTTCTTATCAACAAGGTCTTCTTTACGGCTACCCACACCACCGGCAAAACCTTCAACAAATAACCAGCGATGCAAGTAAAAGCCTAAAACAACATAACTCATGCCTTCATCACGGCTTTTTTCAATCAATCCGTGTGTTTGTGTGCTCTCGCGCTCAAGCAACCAGTTTACCAAGTCAACCTGACCAGGACGCAATACAAAAGGAATGTTTGCAGGTAAACCAAACGGCATACCTCGCGGATCGTAAGTCCATATCCAATGATTAAACCAATGGACTGGATCATTCCTGCATTTATATATTTCGGCCTGTCTACTTAGCTCATTTTGCTCAATCAGCATTCTGTAGTAATAACGCCTTGTCATTTCTTCAACGACTTCAGGTAGACGTGTGTTGATCGTCCACTCTTTAATTAGTGGCGCTATATCTTCAATTGCATAAGTCATAACTTGCCATTAATTGCCAACCGTGAAAGCTCTTGGGCTGTTAAGCCTTTAAGCTCATCTGGTGTGAATTGGTGTGTTGATTTGGTCTCTTGTTGAATAGGACCGCCATCTTTGCCAGTTATTTCAATCTTCTTCTCGTAATGGCCCTTCATAATCTTTTGGATTTGATCAATCAATTTAATAGACATGACCACGTTGCCCTTCTTGGAAACCAACAAATCACTAAGGATCTGTAATTGAACTATGTCGTTGGCACCAATGATGTTGTGTAGTGGTTGGGCTAAATATTCCTTGCGAGCCAAGTTGAATAACTCGACAAGTTCTTGCGCTAAATCAGCACCAGCCACTTTCGTTGGATCGTAATACTCCACTTGCTGAGGTGAGACATCTAGGTTAAATTTTTCCTTGATGCTCCCCACCACCTCCGATATAGGCATAAACTGCGCAAGTGACCGAACAATAAAGATTTTTTCTGCTTTTTTAAGCCTTGCCATAACTCACCATCCATCAAGGATTATCAAGGAAAGTGGGCAAAAAATTTAAAACTAGCCGATGACACAGTTCCCACAACACGCAGCAATATTAGTTTCAGATACAAACGGCGCATTCTTGGCAATTTCCAAAAGTCTTTTTACTGACTCATCCGCACCCCATCGTTTTGTCTCGCCAAAGAACACTTCGACATCGTGGCCAGCTAAGTAATGTTTTGGTAGGCCTGTCATATCGCTATAAATGATTTCGCCATCTTCATCGCGTTCAACGCCGATGTGATAGAGCTCATGTTCAATCAGGCGGCAAAATTCACGATCTGAAGTTTGTTCACAAAAAGCAGCATCAACTGTTATGAGGTATTGAGGGACAAAGCCGAACCAATCTCGCATCTGCTGTTCCTGACGTGCTTTCTTCCATCCGCCCTGGTTAAACATCACCTTTTCACATTGACCAAGCACCATACGTTTTTTAGCTACGGCGGCAGATGATGCCCAAGCAAATGCAAGGAATTCTTCATTGTCATGCAATAGCTCAGCAATATGATCGTGATCCGGGTTATGAAGTTCACCACCAATGGTCAGCCAGTTTTTTACTACCCATTCTTTTAGATCTACGGCAGGTGCCAAGCGAATCGCTTCTTCTTCCTCTGCCTGATCAATTAAATCAGTCGGTGGGAATGGTCTGATCTGGTCCATTAAAAATATGCCCTTTCAAATTCTTAAGCCACTGTGACGCTAAGTGAGACTTTATTTGTAATGGTCCCGACTCAATATCCTTAAACGATGGTGCGGATTCTAATCGAATGACAGTAAAGCCCATCTCGGCAGCATCATCGTAACGATCCAAGCTCCAAGCTTTATTTTTAAGCTTGCCACCACGACCACCTGACCAAGGCCCACCTGAAATCTCAACTAAAATTCTGTGCTCTATTAAATGGAAATCAAAACGCCAATGTTTAGTAGATTTGAACTGGAATTTCTTTTCGTATTTGATTTCAAATACATTCAATGCATATTCAAAATCTTCTTCAGCTTCTAAATATTTTTCTTTTGCTTTAGGTAAGGGCTTTGTGCGTGGTTTCGTCTTGAGTGGTCTTTTCTTTGTTTTCCAGAAATAGTCGTCTGCATTCATAAATTCCGCCCATTAAAAAACCTCCCGGAGGAGGCTGATACTGTCAGTATTAATCTGATTTTAGATTGTCAAGAATTTCACTTGGCAGGTTTTTTAAAATTTCGCTATTTTTGTCAATTTTCCCTTTTAACAGCTCTTTTAACTCAGGCTTATAAGAAGTCTCATCCCAGACACCTAGATTGTTTAAAATTGTCCATATAGCCATAGCCCCTTCAAAACTCAGCATAACTTCATTATTAGTAGTGAATTTATCTATATAATACTTTTTAACTCCCTTACTAAAATCTCTATAATTATTAGAATTGCAGTTATCATATATATAAATTAAAGTTGAAATTTGAGCGAATAAAACCAAGTTCATTTGACTTAAAAAGGGAAAATTATTGCTGGCTGTATTGCTACTAAATGCTGGTGATTCAGGAGTCATATTTTTCATCAAATTCTGAATATTGCTTATAGTTAACTCTTTTGTATTATTCACATCTTTTTTTAGATCAGCTATTTGTTCCAAAACATCTACTTGATCTCCGAGCTTTTCTTTAATTTCACTCAGCCCTCGTATCTGAATTATTAATTCATCTTCATTATGTTTTTGTCGTATTGACTCACCGTATGTATAACCTATCGCAATAACTGCAAGTATTATAGAAACCATAGTTCCCGCAAAAGATACATAACCTAATGCATTTGTACTGCTATTATAAACAAAAGCTAAAAAATAAATTATGAACTGAACAACCATAGAAAGAATCAGAATGTATACCCAGTCCCTTTGTTGTATTTTATATTTTATTTTTTCCATTTTTTGATAAATCAGAATAATTAAATTAGTTGAATTATATCAATTATCAACTACTGTTATACATCTAAATAACACCACTTCAAATCATCCGGCACAGTCAAATGAATACCCAACTGTGTAACAGTAAAATCACGCATTCAGCATATTTCTTAAATTCTTTGATCGCTCTTTCAATAAAGTAATCTTCCGGTCCACCATGATCATTTCATCACGTGACATTAATCCGCGTGATAGTGCTTGCCATTTTGTTATTTCGGTTTCGTATCTTTCAATATTCCGTTTTGCTTCGATTCTGTCCATGATGCCAACCTTTCGGTATTCCCGGATAGTTAAAATAAGAAAAGAAAAACCCCTCAACATCTAGAATGCAAAGGGGCTTTATGTGCCGTAATACGTCCGGCAAGTTGGAGAAATTATTTAATCATCTTTACCGCATTTACGGCATTCATGTGTGTATCCATGCTTATCATCATAATCAAACTCATAAGCATGGAAGCAGAATAATTTTCGGAAGAATTGGATCATAGCCTTTCTCCTATTAATTAAAAGCCCACTTACTCCTTCAAATAAGTGGGCCTGTGCTGCAGTCATTTTCTTCGTTTTTACATGCGATTTCTTGTATTCGCAAAATCAAAATAGCACCAAAAATTTGACCAGAAAGTATAGGAAATATAGAGAAACTGTTTCATACAGTGAATTTAAGTTACTTTTCTTTTCATGCAATAAATTCTAAACATAAAAAGCCCGCTTAATCGGGGAATTAAGCGGGCCAATATTTTGTTTACCATTTAATTATTTTTACTGCTTTATCTTCTTGGAGTAGTAAAAATATAACACCTGAATCTCGATAACAAAGTATAAAGAATGCATGAAAAATGTTTTTACTCGCCTTCTTTGGGTAGTTTTTCTTTTCACCATACAGCAATAATTGAGTAGTTTAAAAAAACTAATCAAATGACCGAGATTTCATCAATACATAGAGTTACTTACTTATCTTTATTAACATTAGATAAAGAAAATTCAGCTTCCTCAATCAATTGTTTTATCCTTTCTGACTTTTTTTCCTTTAAGTCAGAATAAACGTAACTGCATAGAAAGCATAGGCATATTAAAAATATACTACTTAAAATAATAATTCTGTTCCCTTCCATGGGTTGACCCATTGTTAACCTATTGTAAGTTTTAGTTATAATTCAGTACATATAAAGTATCAATGGCATAAAAAATTATAATTTTACCAAACATTAAAAAAGCCCACCATTTGGCGAGCTTCTTTATTTTAATTAAATCACAGAGTATTAATTTCTTTTTTTAGAAACTCATAACCCTTGTTAACAAAAACAGTGGCAATTTCACTACCAATATTTTGATCTTGATTTAATTCAGTTTGAATACCTTTATAAACATTATCAACTGCAAGGTTGAGGCTGTATCTAAGAATATTCTCAAAAAACTGTTCCATATATAATTCCTTTTAAAATGGTTATTTAAGCAAATGCACATCCTGTGCAAATATACTTGGTCTCGGTTGAACCGTAGTACGACCAGTATAGAAATAAGATACCCTACTTTCCGAAATAATGGAATCCCTATGCCTTCATTTCTCTGTAAGTATTTTTCTTATACAGCTCAATAGCTTTTGAGGCTTCATCAATTGCTGATTCAACAGCAATCACCATTAAGTTTTCATACTGTTTCCAAGTCTTGCGATATATCTCCACACCCATTTGATTACCACTAACCCCCGCATAAGCTAAACGCCCTTTGGCAGTGTAGTTATCCTCCAAATCTGGATCTAAAGCAAAATCCATAACCATCCGTGCAATCTGCCAAGCCAAGTGATACATAGCGATATGCTCAGGCTCACGTTTCTTGTCTTCGGTTGCATTGGCCAACATAATTTTAGCCAGGTGATTACGGACATACTCATAATCACTTTCCGACTTACCATCAAATACAATCAAAGCTGTCACTGATTTGGCTAATTGGGTATCCATTGAAGCAATAGCACCCAAACGATCTTCATAATTCAATGGCTTTTCCCCCGTACCACGAATACTCGGTTCATAATTGGCTGTCTTAGCGCTAATGCCATGAGTCAACCATTCAAATTGTTCAAATTTATCCGCTACTACATTCATCCCCGATCCCCTACCATCTTCTCAATCTGTTGTATTGCTAAACCTGACTTCACTTGCTCTGTACTGAAACGTATTACTTGGTAACCCATCATTGTTGCTGAATTATATTTCTCCATATCCCTGATATATCCCTTACCCCTTGTATGTCTTCCTCCACTCCAGATCCCACCTTCAACCTCAACTAATATTTTTTTGCCAATAATGTGAAAGTCAGCCTTCCAATTACGTTTGTGGTGAAACTTAAATTCCTGCTCAAATTCTATTTTTAGCGCTTTTAACTGAATGCTTAGTGTTGATTCGCCTTCACTTACAATCTTTTCACCTTTGACCTTCTTGGGTCGTTTAGTGGCAGTCTTGCGACCACCACCGTAAAGTTTTTTGTATTCAGCGAGTGATATGCTGGTCATTTCATCACCAGTCTGAACCTGTTGAAAAATGACTGTGGCTTTGGTCCCGCGTACTGAATCCAACCCCAACCTTCACGCCACCAAAACCAATCCCCATTTTCTTCTTTCCACGGCGTGCCATCTGTTTCAGCATGAGTCGTGTCTGGTGGAGTCATCCCTACACTCCAAATAACTGCTTTGCTTTACCATCCAAGTAATAGCGACATCCACTGGTGCCACTCCCATGTCTTCTTACCAAACCTAACTGCTCCAATTCAGCTAAATATCGCTGCACAGTGCGAAGTGAACAATCAGGCATTACCAACCGCTGAATTTCTTTTGCTGTGGCTACTGGCGTGCTCTTAATTGCGAGTAGAGTTTCAACTCCTCGAGCCAATACGGTGCCAGAGGTTTTACTATCGTTTGCATCTTTCATGCGGCACCCCCTAAACGCTGATCACCCCAATTACACTCAACCACTGTCAGTCCACCTTGCTGGAATCGAGACCAAAGGCGGTCACCTAAATCCTTTTGAAGTTCATCAAGGGTGAGATTTGAAATAAGCATGGTTGGTTTCATTGCGTCATAACGTGCGTATAAAACTTTGTGAACCAGCTCCAAACGCTTGTCACGGTCATGCAATCCGTATTCATCCAGAATCAATAAATCATATTGAGTGAATTCATAGATCACTGATTTTTCACTTGCGTCTTTGGTGTCCTTATCCCAAGCCCGCATTATTTTTTGAGCCATCTCTTCGCTTGTGATATAGCGAACATACATACCCTTGTTGAGTAACGTGCGAGCCGTAGCGCAACTTAAGTGGGTTTTCCCCACGCCAGTCTTACCGACCATGACAAAGTTGTTCTTAGCGCCAATCAGAATGTTTTTAGCGTATGAGATAGATTGAGTGAGTGAGTTTTTCTGTCCTGCATGTTGGACGGTGTAATTTTTAAACCCTGATTCCGCATGACGCTCTGGAAGCATGGCACCTGCAAAATGCTTTTCACGCACCATTTGATCGATTTCTTTCTGACGGTTTTTGTTTTGAGATTCCACCAGATCTATGGCGCATTTCGGACAAATCTGATTTGGACCTGCTTGAACTTTTGCAATGTTGTGTTCAGTGCAGAATGCTTCAACCTTCTGAAATCCATCTGTAAGTAAAGCCATGGTATTCATACAAAATCCTCCGGTATTTCAACTGGCGTAACATCTCCCTGGAATTCAGGGATGTTGTTCCATGCATCGTTGACGTTCAGGTTGGGTTTTGTTTGAGCTTTTGGCTTGTAACCACGTTTGACCCATTTCACAAAATTTGAATACATGAGAGTTTCAGTGATGAGGCCTGCTTTCAAACGTGGTTCGTAGTAAGCATTCACTTCGAGTAAAACTTGGTTTACCAGATCTTGAGTCATTGCCATTTCACCAGATCTCTGCAACCAAGAATTCAAAGAATGGAGATCAGGTGTCCAGAGGTTTAAAACTTCGTCAACTGAATGTTCAGGTGAATTTTCCTCTTTAAAGTTTTTTTTAATATTTTCTTTTAAATCTATTTCTTTTACAGAGTGACATTTGATGTCACTAGTGGTGGTGACATTTGATGTTACTGGTGTAGTAGCATTTGATGTCACTGGTGTGGTGACATGGGATGTAACTACATTTGATGTACCTACATGAGATGTAGTGACATTTGATGTTACTGCTTCAATAGAAATTCGATCATCTAAAGTCAAAGTATAAGAGCTGTTTTTACCCATTGTTTTAGTGATACTGATTAGCTGCAATTTAGCTAAATCAGCCATACATTTACGCACAGTTCTTTTGTCCTTAATCCCTGTAATTTTCATCACTAAAACTTCACCTAAAGCTTTTTGCTCAAGGTGGAACCCCTTTATGTGCCGATTTAAGAGAACGATGCATTTGATTGCATCACCACTTAGCACAGCTAAATAACCTTCGTCACAAATGAAGTTGGGTAATGGTGTAAACCCATCATCTTTTTTCAACATAGATTTGCGCTCATTTTTTGGAAAATGAACTACTTGCCCTTGAGGTATCGGTGGTTCATGTGCTAAATTTGATTTCATGTTCATTTTTTCCTTCTAGACTTGTGAACATAAAAAGCCTGATGAATAAGATCAGGCTTTTTCTTTTTGCGTGAATTTATGCATTTGCTTGCTTAAAGCCATATCCGCTGCTTTGGCGTTTTCAATAATGCGATTAAGAATTTCACTTGCCTCCGCATACTCTTGTGGACTCACCATTCCGTCTTCCAAAACCTCAAAAACTTTTTGATTGGCTTTACCCGTTTCAGAATTCATTTGAAGTAATGCTTCAACAATCGTCATTTGACGATGTGAGCCCTCTCCACCTGCTGGCATAAGAACAAAACCAAGCAGGTGCGCCCAAACTTTCAAAACCACAGGGTTTTGTGTCAAAAGCATGATCGCCTCAAACTTCTTAAGACTTGGATCATGGTTTTCCATATTTGGATTGCCATAGTTGCAAATCGTCTTGTGAGCATCACCAGTAACCTGAGCAATATCCTTAGGATCAAATCCTTCAGACTGATTAATCATCTGGTGAATCGCTATTCGTGTTTCTTTCTTTAAAATCATGTGAATCCTTGAATTTGTTCACGTTTCTTTAAAACGACAATCTAGTAATAATTGGTTTAAGCAGTTAAAGCGTCTAAATTTGCCTTTAATTTGCCTTTGGTTTGGACCTGAAGGATTGCTTGGGTTGATGCTGGAATTCCGTAAGAGCGCCATTTACTAATCGCCCCACGTGTTTTCTTTAAGATTCGTGCTAAATCTGCATCGCTCTCAGCTCCGTAATGATTCCTAACGTCATCTACGGTCATATTATTTACCTTGACATACTAAAAGTTTCCTTAAGTAAACCATAAGTTTCTTTTTAGGTCAATAAGGTTGTTTACTATCGGAAACAATAGTTATGGATATTTTTGCAATGAGCAGTGTTTCTGAACGCATCTTGATGAGAATGAAGGAACTGAACCTTCAGCAGGTTGATCTGATTGGAGCTACAGGGCTTAGTAAAGGCACGGTCTCTAAATGGATCTCGGGTGTAAATATACCGAGCGGTAAGAATATTACCTCTCTTGCAAGAGCCTTAAAAACATCACCTGAATGGATTTTGGACGGAGTGGTAGTTCCAGAAAAAAGCAATGCAGATATAGCTAAGATGGAAGTGGATATATACCAGAATGGAGACCCTGTTCCAGATGGGTATGTTGCTATTGATTATTATGATGATGTATTTGTAAGTGCTGGAAATGGCTACTTAAACCTTGAAAAGCCAAGTAATAATAAAATGTTATTTCCTGTTGACTTGATTAGAGAGTGTAATGTCGAACCGTCTACCACCAAGGTAATTCACGTTCGTGGAGAAAGCATGTTTCCTAAATTGAAGGATGGACAAGCCATATCAATTGATATGTCTGCCACAACTATTTATGACGGTGAAATTTATGCTTTTCAGGCTGGAGATGACACCAAAATTAAATACTTATTTAATTGGAATGAGCAAGGTAAAGGTGGATTTAAGGCCGTCTCAGCGAATTCTGATAAGAATCAATTCCCTGATGAATACTACTCTCCCGATCGCATTGAATCAGAAGGTGTATCCATATTAGGTCAGTATTGGTGGAAACAAGTTGTGAAACGCATACGACGCTAAAATAAAACAGGAAAGCATAATGATCGCAACACTCAATAAGTCTAAAACTGCACTAACGATTAATCGTCAAGAATTTAAATTGGCATTAGATAAAATTGGCGCAGGAATTGATAAGCAAATAGCCTCGCTTAAAAAAGCCAAACAAAGCTATGACGCTGCGGAAATGGCACGCGAGGTCATTAGTGAAGCAAATATCTTTGAGGCGATTATTGAAGGTTTTAACGAGGCAGAAGAGACCAATCTAAAACTAGCTGACATAACTAACCTTGAAGTGGCACAAGGATGGATAGATGATTTTTTAGAAAAGTATTCTGAGTTATAAACTGCCTGAATCAATTTTTGTTGGCTGGATAAATAAAACTGTGAACCCGATGCAGTCCTTTCGGTCGGAATTTTTAAGATTTAATGGGGGTTTATAATGGAACAAGATTCTCTTTTTGGTGCGAGCTATCACCCTAGGTTTTTAGATAAATTTTTAGGGAATATGGTTAAAGATCCAGTAATTGCTATTATTGAGTTGGTTGCTAATGCTTTTGATGCTGGAGCTAAAAATGTCTGTATTAAATGGCCCACAACTAAAGAACTTGGAGGGACTTCTAAATTTGAGATTGCAGATGATGGTAAAGGATTGTCTTTATCTGAATTTAAAAAAATATGGGGGACATTAAACTATGACAGAATCGCAAACCAAGGAAATACCATTCAGGTTTATGACAATAACAACTTAATTGAAACCCGCACCGTTTATGGAAAAAATGGAAAAGGAAGATTTTCAAGCTTTTGTTTTAATGATAAATATACTCTTATATCCACTAAGGACAATAGAACATTTAGCTGTGAAGTTTCAAGATCCTCTACAGATGACACCCCTCTTATTATTAAACCATCAGAACCAACGGATAGTACCTTAAATAGCGGAGTAACAATTTCAGCAGATATAAAGTACAAAAGTGCTTTAATCGAATTATCTAAACTTAGAATGGAATTAAGTGCGAGATTCATAAGTCGACCATCATTTAAAATTTTTGTTAATGGTGACTTGTTAACCCTTCAAGACATACCTAAAGAGTGCATTACTGAAAAGAGCGTTAAATTCAAAGATAGAGACATCTTATTAAGGCTAATTGATACCAATAAAGTCGATATTTCTGTGCGACAAAGAGGTGTAGCTTGGTGGGTTCAAGGACGTTTAGTGGGTGATATTAACTGGAGTTTCTTAAAAAATTTTGCTGAGTTCGATCAACGCTCAACATCTGCCAAAAAATATAATTTGATTATTGAAGCAGATTGTCTGCATGAGTATGATTTAGTTTTGCCTGACTGGTCGGGTTTTGATGTAAACCATAGTACGTGGCATGAATTTGAAAAAATAATGATTCCTGCTGTGAAAGAACTCATAGAGGAGCCTTCATTAAAAGAATCTACACTTAAGGCGAATGCGGCACTAAACAAGGTGCGCTCTGAAAGTAAAGACTTAGGCTTATTGTCAAAATCCAAGCTCATATCATTTGTTGATCAATCTGTTAAATTATGTCCAAGCTTAAATGAAATCACACTCCACAACTTAGCTAACATATTAATTAATCTTGAAAAATCCTCAAATAAATATAATTTAATACAAAAATTAAGTAGCATAACAAGTGAGCAATTAGATAAATTAGACTCCATTCTAGAAGATTGGGGGGTGGATATGGCTAAAATTATACTGGATGAAATAGGGGGAAGAATAAAAACGATTGCAGAGTTCAAACTGAAAATGGATGTTCCAAAGATTGATGAGGTTCATGAATTACAGGTATTGTTTGAAAAATCGTTATGGATGTTTGGTCCACAATTCGAAAGTATTGAATTTACCTCCAACAAAGGGATGACATACGCTCTCCAAAACTTATTTAAAAAACAGCAAATAAAGGGCTCAAGATTAAGACCTGATTTTCTAATACTGCCCGATACATCCGTAGGATTTTACACAATACCCAACTATGATAATGACTATCAGCCCAAAGGGGTTTCCCATCTAGTAATCTTAGATCTAAAGACGACAAGATTGCGACTAGGATCCACTGAAACTGATCAGGTTTGGACTTATGTAAAAGAATTAAGATCACATGGCGTTATAGATCAAACCACTCGCGTGGATGCATTTGTATTAGGTGACTCAATACAAGAAGGTGATAATGAACAAATTCAACGCGGAAATAATGTAAAAATCACCCCAATCTTATACATGGATATAGTAATGCGAGCAGAAAAACGCATGATGAATCTTTTTAATCATGTAAAAGAATCTACAGTTGTTAAGAATCATATTGAAAATGAGCAAAGTAGATTAAGAGAAATATATGGATCCACGCCTGAACTAGCTTATTAGAATATATTTTATTGTACTCAACCCACCCCAGCGGTGGGTTTTCTTTTGTCTATTAAAGCATAAAGTTTCCATAAAGAATAAAAAGTTTCTTTAAATAAACTTTTCTCTTGACTAAAAAGTTTCCTTTGGTAAACTAAATCTCATAAACAAAGAAAAGCCCCAACGTAGCGGTAACTACTTGAGGCCAGACCCACACCTTACTTGTGAGTGAGATAAGTATGAACCAAACCGCATCCCATAGTCAAACCCCTGAGTTTGGCCACACCCCATCAACAGGGATTCTTCGTCAGCAACCACCATCAAGTGTGCAGATTGCTAAAACAAATAAACGCGCTAAAGCGAAAGCTTGGATGCAAGACACACTGGCTGTCGCAGTAATTCTTGGAACGATTGGCTCAGTCCCTTTTATGGTTCGCAGTTGTTCAGATGATGTGGATCGTCAAGAACAAGTTGCTCTTAAACACCAATTGCAGTTTCAGGCTTCTAATGGAGGAACTCGCTAATGACCACTTCTACTAAAAAATTCGCTGAATACCTTGGTGGTTATGAACAGAACCATATGTCTATGCGTCTTGGTCACACTGTTTATGTTGAACAAGGTAAAGACATCTTTGCTGAAGACCGTAAAACCGGTGAACTTCATAAAGTAACTCTGGAAGAACAAGTTGCTAAGCCTTGGATCCGCCAGAACTTCGACCGTGAACGCGCATTCCAACGTTGTAAAGCTTTAGCGATTGGTTTGCAAAGTACACATATTCCATCGTATGAGCGTAAAGCATTTAACCGTGCCAAAGGTTCACATGGTTGGTCTAACACACGTGGCTGGAACTAAGGGGAAATATCATGAGTTTAAATATTATTCCGGCTGACCAGGCTTTATTGGTCAAAGCAATCATTGTTTACCTTTACGCTGATCCAGGCTTGGGTAAAACATCAATCGGTTTCACTGGCGATAAAGCTATTTCATTCGACTTTGATAAAGGCTCGCATCGTACTGGTGAGCTTAGACGCGGTGCTGTGGTTCAAGTCAATCAATGGGCTGATGTTGCAAACTTAACTGCAAGTGATCTTGAACCATATAACACCATTGTTATTGATACCGTTGGTGCAATGCTTGAAAGCATTAAAACGCATCTCATGCTCAACAATACCAATAAACAGAAAGACGGTTCACTCAAATTAAAAGCCCAAGGCTTAGCAAACAATATCTTTAAGCAATACGTAAACAGCTTTATTGCTTCTGGAAAGGATGTGGTTTTCATTGCCCATGCATCTGAGGATCAGAGCGGCGATCAAGTGATTTATCGTCCTGATTTGGGTGGTAAGAATCGTAATGAACTTTACCGTATTGCAGACATCATGGGTTATTTAACCACTGTAACTACCGGTGAAGGCAAGAATGCACGTGTCATTAGCTTTAGACCTTGCCCTACTCATCATGCAAAAAATGCAGGTGGTTTGGGTGGTGATACAGGTGAGGTTTGGGTTCCAGATTTAAAAGAAACCCCAGCCTTCTTAGCAGACCTTATTAAGCAAGCTAAAGATCATATCAACACGCTTACACCTAATCAGCGCGCAACAATGAAAGCTCAGGAAGATTTAGGAAACTGGGAGCAAAGTTGCTCTGAAATCCAACATGCCGGTGATTTAACCCAACTCACCGAGTCATTAGATAAGTCGCATGTTTATTACCAATCTATGCGTCAGATCATGCTTAAAAAAGCAAAAGAACTAGGTTTCACTTTTGATATTAATTCTAGTCGCTGGATTAATCCTGCTGAATTTTTCGGTATTACCGATGTCCAACGCAATGAACTTCAAGAACTACTTACTCAAGCAAATCTAGATGTTATGAGTTTCTGTGAGAACCAAGGTATTGACAGCCTAATGGCAATTGAAGCGGCAAAATTTAACGATGTGAAAGCTTACATCATCAACACAACTCAAGGACAGGGAGAAATAATCGCATGAATATTTTAAATGGTAATGAAGCTTTTGCAGCAATGATGGCAGGTCGAAATATTCTATGTCGTGCTGTTGGTGAATTAATTGAGTTTGATGATCTAGACCGTTTTCCTGCAACTATCTTTGCCACACCTGGCTATGAGTTCTGTATCAAGGTTGAAACTATTGAAGTAGCCGGTATTACATTTACCAAGCCTTTAACGCTTGATGATGTTCGGGATGGACAGGATGTCTATACGATCAATACTTATGGTTCATCTATATATATTAGTGAATTCGGAAAGATGACTTGTAATGCACTAATTGAATCTATCAACAATGGATTTGTGCAACGTGATGCTGAAAATGCAAAATTACAATTACAGGCAATGTCTAAAGTTTTGGGTCGTGAATTAACTGGTGACTGTTTAGTTGTTCGACTTGGTGATGACAAACCTAAGAGACGCACTACTTCCAAAAAAACTGATCATCAGGCTGTACCAGCTGGCCCGGGTGTTGTTATACCAAATATTGAAAAGCAACCTGAACCAGAAGTAATTCAACCAGTTGAAACAACCACTGAAGCTGCCTCAGTTTCTGTAGAAAATAAGACATTTGAAAGTCAGCCAGATATTCAGATTACTGAACAAGGCCCTATTACTGCAGTAGAGGAAAGTTTGACAGAAGAATTTGTCGAAACCGATGCAGTGAAATTGGTCGATAAGTTCACAGCTCAACTCAATGAAGCTGAAACCGTAGATGCTGTCATGCAGATCCGTTATCAATTAAGTGCAAATGGACATATGGTTCGTGGACAAATCATTGAGCTGAACAAGCTGGGTGAAAAACGTATTGAAGCTTTAAATGTAAGTCAGGTAGTTGAAGTAGTGCCTACTGATCCAGACCCTGTTCAATTATCACAAACAGTTAAAAGTGAATACATGTTGGCCCTTACTGGAGCAACTCAACTAGAGGCTATTACTATCTTGGAAAACGAGATCAATAAAGATTCTTGCTTATTAGATAACCAAAGAGGGATTCTGAATACATACATTCAAACTCGTCGCAGAGTAATTAATAAAGAAACTGAATCTGCAGAAAGAACAGTTCAGGTAAATGAGGATATTGTTCACCAGGAATTGCTGGCTGATCTACTTGATCGAGTGGCTAAAGCAATGACACCTGCAGAAGCGAATGCTCAAATCAAGTACACAAAGTCATGGACTCAAGAACAGCGCACACCTCTCATAAGTGCAATCAATAAACGCCTGGTAGAGCTTAACCCTCCTAAAACTCAATCCTCAATTGCAGTGCGTATTCAAAAAGCTGAAGACCTGACTGAATTGGATGGCTTGGAAATCGATGTGTCGGCATGTGATGAGGAGATTCAACCACGATTAATGGAACTGGTTAACAAGCGTCGACTTGAGTTGGATCCGTTCAATATCGCACTTGAGGGATCTTAATGAATTTTAACTACTCCACTATCACCCGAACACTCACAGTGTTCGGGGCGAAGATGACCCATATATTTAGCAATGTAGGCATTGGTGAAATTGAAGAGCTGGTGACCAATGCAAAATTTAAAGAAGCGAATTGGAGAGGATGATGGAATTTGATCATGCTCAGTGGATATGGTGCACTAACTGGTGCAAGGAACAAGGTTTAAGCCCCTACGATACAACCAATTGGGCAAATGCAAAAGCGGAATACTTAAAGGTTCAAGGTAACAGCCATGATTCCAAATGAAAATGATTTACCTAAAGATATAGTTGAAAGCTTGAAGGAGATTTCGTGAATGGGGGCATTAAAATATACAATCACGGTTGAAGCTGATGTAGAGCCTCAGCTTTATCTTGGACAGAACATCTTTGGCGGGAAAATTGTTCAGCTTAAGATGGAGGATTTGCCGGCTTTGGTTCCAGTGTCGTGGTTGGTTGAAAAATACGGATTAGCCAAAACCACAATCATCAAAAAGCTGGAAGGTTATAACCAAGGAACTGAAGGTAAGCATCTTTATGAAACCAAGGTGGCCATGATGATCTTATCAAAGCCACAAAGAAATAAACGCGGAGCAAAACGGGTCAATTAGACCCGTTCAGCATCTCACTGATTTCGCTTGCTGTAGGGTTGTAGTAAGTATTAATCAAAATGCCGGCAGTCTTGTGACCGGTAATTTTCATTAGAATTTCAATCGGCACCTTTCTTAATTTAACTAATCTGGTAATCCCTTCATGCCGAGTATCATGGAAATGTAGTTCCTTGATATTTGCCTTTTTCACCCTTTTGCTAAACGTATTTTGAAAAGTGCTGCTGCTTATATCAATTAGCTTGTCGGATCCATTGTCTGGGATTAGTTTTAATAACTCTTTCGCGCTATCCATTAATGGCACATCACGCGAGTGGCCATTCTTGGTGTCAGGTAAGTGAATATAGTCTTTATGGATATTCAACCTTTTAATAGACAGTATTTCCCCTTGCCTCATTGTTGTCTCAATAGCGAAAAGAAAAGCCCAGGCAATAAAATGCTGTATCTCGGTTGGAATCTGCCCTCTCTCATAATTATGAGCTTCTAGTACCAAATCAATTTCAGCATTGCTTATGCGTCGATTTCTTGATTTTGGTTGAGATGGTTTACTGACCATGGAGAAAGGATTGCTTTCAATGAGAAAAAGCTCTTTCTGGGCATAAGTAAAGATAGCCGAAAACAAAGATATATCACGAAGTACAGTACCCACACTCACACTTTTTAATCTTGAGTTGCGCCAGTCGGTCAGGATCTGAGGTGTAATGTCGTGCACTGACATTTCCGAGATAACAGGATAGGTGCCAAGAAACTGCTTGATTGAGATTCTAATGGTTCGGCTAGATTTCTTATGCCTTCCAATTTCCTCATAGTACTTATGCATTAATGCGGAAAATGGATAATGTTGTTTGACTTCGCTTTGATTTTTATTTTGCTCAGTTTTCAATTCTAGAATTTTGAGCATGGCCCATTGCTCACATTCCTTTTCAGTATCTCGCGTAGCACTGATGCGCTTACCATTAAACATCAGTTCAATGCGGTATGACTCTCCACGTTTCCTTGCTTTTGGTAGTTTCATTTCTGGCGTAATCTTGGCGTAAATAGTCTTTCATCTTAACTTATTTTTCGTCCAAAACGTCCAATATGTTCAATTAGAAGGGATTTACTAAGGTGTGTTTTAAGGAGTAAGTGTTAGTCATTTTATTTTAATCTATTGTTTTATATTGTTTTATAAACAACCCCCATGGAATGTTATTATAATTCAGCTATTTGGGATAGCACTTAACCATGGGGCTTTTTCATGCCTGTATGATTTAAAAACGAATTAATATTTAACCAAAAAATGCAATAATGCTCTGAATCACCACAGCATTCACAATATCAATAAAAAATGCGCCACACAGCGGCACGATTAAAAAGGCTTTATGTGATGGACCATAGCTATTGGTTACCGCCTGAATATTGGCAATCGCTGTCGGTGTTGCCCCCATACCAAAACCACAATGCCCTGCCACTAATACGGCTGCATCGTAATTTTTCCCCATGATTTTAAAGGTCACAATTGCGGTAAATAAAATCAGTACCGCTGTCTGCGCCAATAAAATGGTAATGAGCGGACCTGCCAAATCTGCCAGTAACCAGAGTTGCAGTGATAGTAAAGCCATAGATAAGTACAGGGATAATGATGCATTACCAAATACGTCAATGGCACGGTCGAAGATATCGACTTTCAGCACATGCTCCAAAATGTTACGCACAATCACACCTGTGCCTAAAGCCCAAACAAAAGTGGGCAATTCAAACCATCTTCCCTGACTGAAGTCTGTCATCTGATTGGCGACAAAAATACACAGGGCAAACATCCCCAAAGTCGACACGGCATTACTGGATGTAATCAATCGGGTTTTCTTTGGATATTCAAAGGGTGCCGTGTTGATGTGTGATTCGAGCTGTTGTTCATTGGTCTCTTGCGCTACCGTTTCAGCCAGTCGGTTGCGTTTAATCAGGAACTTGGCAACTGGACCACCTACAAGTCCACCAATAATCAAGCCAAATGTGGCACTTGCCATACCGAGAACAACTGCTCCCTGGATCGCATATTGAGTCTCCAGAACCTCGCCCCAGGCACCGGCGGTACCATGACCACCAGTTAAAGTGACGGAACCAACAATCAAGCCAATTAGTGGATCAAGTCCAAGTGCTGTGGCTAAACTCATGCCGACAGCATTTTGCACGACTACAAATAAAATGACACAGACCAAGAAGATCAGGAGCGATTTTCCGCCTTCCTTGAGCTTTAAAAAGTCTGCACTTAAACCTACAGAAGTAAAAAACATCAGCATCAAAATGGTTTGAATTTGTGCATCAAATGTGGCACTGATATTAAACAATTTATAGAGAATAAAGGCCGTAATCGCTGCGACTAAACCGCCGATCACGGGTTCAGGTAAGTTATAGTTCCTAAAGAAGCTAATTTTACTAACAAGGTACCGTCCAATAAAAAGAAAAAAAACAGCAATTACCAGAGTGCCAAAGGCATCTATTTCATAAGTCATAACATTCCCTATTGGCTTTATTTTCATACAGTTTTAGGAAAGAGGTATGAAAAATCAATCACAGAAATGTAATGCAAGTTATTGTTTCTAATAATTGTTTAATTTATAGCCTGAATAGATGCAATTAACGGGTTGGAATATCATAAACCCAATTTTTTGCTTGTTTCTCTTTGGTAGTTTCACAAACATAGTAGTCGTGATCCCAAGCATCTGGATGAAAGATTTCACATTTGTGATAAGTCACTTGTTTGCCATTTTCGACACAGGTGAAGTTGTCACTTTGGTCTTTGACTTGAGTTCCATTTAAGAAACCGCCAATACAGAGGAATCGGGATTGTTTTGCCATTACTAGATCAACTTTTTAAATCATTTTTCAATGTAGGGATTAAAAGGTTTATTAGGTGGAATGTAAAGATTCATTGATAATGATATATTTAAAGTTCTTCCACTTTCAAAGAAACATTATATCTAGTTAGTAATTTATTAACTTGAGAAATGTTTTCTCGGGGCACAATAATTTTATTAGCATGTTCTAAAATGTGTTGGTTTTCAAAAATTTTTAGGAAAAAACTAATCATACATCTAGGCAACTCTCTATCTAGATAATTTATTTCTTTTGAGAAAAATTTTTGATTAATAGCTAAAAGTTCTTCTTGTTGTTCTGAGGTAGCTATTTCCGTTGTATCAACTCCATTGGTAGTAAGATTCGCAGGTAGTTTCCACTCCCTTTGTTGATAATATCCATTTTCTTGTGTGTACCTTTTATTATCTAATGGATAGATCATATTTGATAAACCTTCAAACCATGCTCTTTTCTCTAAAATTTCTTGTTTTTTACTTTGTAAACTCGAAATTTTTGAATAATCAAAAGTTTTAAAAGCACGTTGAAGATCATTATCCACTTGGTCAGCTTCTTCTCGAGCTTCTTGATGAAATTTCAGCAATCGATATACAAATTTCGAAGATACATTTTCTAGATGTCTATCATCATCATAATTGAATATTGGTAAATACATCGCAGGAGTAATACCAATTTTTCTTAAAATATTTGTATTGAACTCAATACTAAATTTTCCAAAAATTTCTGTCTGCCCACTCAGTTCGGCTCTTTCTATAAGTGTAAAACAAACTCTATGTTGGACAATAGGTTTTAAGGGGCTTTGAATATCAAAAGGAAGTGTAATTTCTTCAGGAACAAATAAAATTCCATTTTTCAGAATACTCTCTAAAGTTTGAAAAGCTCTTTTATTATTATTTGATCTACTTTCTCCTTTTAATAATCTAGAAAAAGAATGATAAAAATACTGATTAGACATTAATTCTCTCAAATAATAAGGGCTGATAAATCAGCCCTTATTTTCAACTACTTAATCAATTAAGACAATTGAGCAGCAGCAATTTTCTTCGTATCAACATTCGCAGCAGCATCAGTATAGTCGCTCATTTTGTCGAAGCTTAGGTATTGATAGATGTCAGCTGACATGCTGTCAATTTGAGCTGCATATTGTTGGTATTCTTCTGGAGTTGGTAATTTACCAAGTACAGCAGCAACAGATGCAAGTTCAGCAGAAGCCAAGTAAACGTTAGCGCCTTGACCTAAACGGTTCGGGAAGTT